CACCTTCTTTAATATCCCAATCACCTTCAAGCAACTGCTTACGTTGGTGTTCAGGTAAGGAAAGAAGCATTGCTTCATAGTCACCTTGGTCTGCGAGATATGGGTTGTCCGATAATCTAGCAGGGATAAATCTTCTCTTAAATAACGCTTGTCCTGCTTTACTGTGTCCTTTGGGATAGGAAAGGACATTACCTGACTCAATATCTGTGGCATCAAATTGTTTTCCGTATGGTGCAGGGTCAATGAACATTTTCTTGACCCACTGATGACCCGGACCTCCGGGGTTAGTTGTTGCTCTCATATACACAGGTAAATCATGTGCAGTAGAACGCAAACGTGAACGCATATAGTTCCAAGCATACGGAGTAGACCATTGGGTTAATTCGTCAAACCCTATCCAACTAAATGCCAAACCTTGATAACGAAGTACATCATCATCTCGGTCTAAGTATGACATCCATAATCTTGCACCTGATGGTGCTTCCCATTGCATCTTTCTTTCTGACCACTTAATACCCTTCCATATTTGAGGATACATTTCCTTAGATTTAAATATTAGTTCTCTAAGTTCTTCTGTTGTGTGTCGCAGTAGCAACCCACTAAATGATGGATGACCCATATATCTTAAAGGGTCTGCAAGCATGGCATACGATTTACCACCTCCCGCTGAACCACCATATAATACTTCTCTTTCACCTGCTGCAAGAAACTCTGTTTGAGGACCTGCATTTGGTTTGAATATTATGTTTTGTTCTTCTACAGGTACTGCTTCAATATCAGATACTTCTTGTATCTTAGGCTCTTGCACCCGTTCTTTCTTCTTCGATGGCTTTCGCCTTTTCGATTGCTTTCTGGGCGTACTCGGACCATTTTCGGAGAGTTCTAGCCTTGTTCTTACGTTGTTGCTCATGCATTAACCTTTTTCTTAATCCTACGTGAGATATCTCTCTTCCCGTTTTCTTAGTAAGCCAATTAGCTATTTCTCTATAAGAATATTGTTTCGTATATTTTCTTGCTAACTCTATGGCTTCTAGTTCATAAGGTATAGGGTCAAGTAAGTCTTGGTCTTCTTCATTAATCTTATAACCAAATGGAACGATACGTGCTATTCTTGGTATCTGTACCCATTCTTGTTGTGCTTCATCTTTTAAGTCTGTTGGTTGTGGTAACTTCCACTTACCTAAACTTCTATTCATTATTCTTCGGTGGCAAGAGCATAACACCCCCAGTGCTTTCTACTTGCATCTTCTCAGTCTTAACTAAACCTGTTCTATCCAGCAATTCTTTAGCTGCTGACATCTTCTCTTTGATACCTAGCTCTGTAGGGTCATATAAGCCACCTACCATAGCCATCGCTGCTTTAGGTGCATTCCTACTCATAAAAAGCTGTGTAGCCTCTAGAATCTCATCTTTCAGCGATTTAACGATATCTGTTGTACTAGAAGATGGTGAATACCCCGCAAGTTTTTTTGCAGTTGCTACATCGCCATTAGCTTCATCAAATAAGACAGATAGAAACTTTTGTTGCCTTTCAGTTAGCTCTCTACTCATATTGCGACCTCTCTTCCTATCTGCCTATCTACTCTTGTAATTAATCTCTGTGCTCGATTAGGAGTTTGACGAAACCATCTACTATCTTCCATCTCGTCTGCCATCCTTGCCCAATCTAAATCTTCTACAGCAGCAATCATGTTCTTAAATTTAGATAAACGAGGTCTACCTAATTGAAAACACATATTGGCTAATACATGTTGTATCTCTTCAGGCAGATTATCAAATTGCGAAAATAATAGTTTACAATCTTTTATAGTTGTTTCTATATCTTTCGCAAACCATTCATCCACTTGTTCATGTGGAATTTTTGTGCCCATAGGCTGTTCATAGTATTCTTCATCCCATTCTGTAATTAGGTGTCCAATACCTCCGGTAGGATATCCTTCTGAACATCTATAGGTTTCATATTTAACACCTTCATCATTAGCTATTTCATCTTGTAATTTTATTAAGTTCATTAGTTATTTACTTTCCTTATTGTTGTACTAATCATATGTTCTAAATGACTTACTAAAATCTTCCTCATATTCTCTGCTCTTTGTCTATTAGTAAAAGAATATTCACGAATATCATCGTTACTTATCTTTAATGAGAATACGTAAAAAGCACCTTTTTTTACAATACTAGAAGCACTACCGTTGGCTACTCTAGTAGGATTAATTAATGTACCGAAGTTTGTTTCAATTATGTTTGACATTATTTCTTCCCCATAATCTTCATAGCTTGTCCTGCACCCTTGATACCAAATGATGCACTAATTGCTATAAACAAAAGATACTGATACCATTCAGGTAGTGTATTCAATACCTCAAACCCTGTTCTTACATATTCTGTCATGCTAGGTATAAATACTAGTATAGCAGGTAAAAGTTGGACTGTCAAGGCAAATTCGTCTTTCCATGAATTATCTGTGGCATCTGCCATAGACTTTTCCCATTCAACTTCGCCTGTTGCCACCTTCTCAGCTACAACTGCTTTAGCTTTAGCTTGTGCTACCTTTGCTTGTCCTTCAGCTTTAACCTTCTCAACCTTGCTTTCCATCCATGAACCTGCAAGATTAGCTATAGGACCTATCAATGCTCCTAACATTACTTATGCTCCTTATGTTCGTGACCCATCCATATACCAAACACACCTGTCATAACACCCATCACTACAGATACAAAGGCTGACTGTGCTGCTGTTGGTGCATCAAGTTCCATAAACCATTCAGCACATCTCCAAGACATAATCGTACTCGCAAGCATCATACACCTTGGGAGTATCTTCCATTTCAGAAACTGCTCAACTGTTACCACTAAAGTCTTTCCTGTCTAACTTTTTGTTTTGCTTGCCACTGCCTCAGAGCCTTTACGTGTTTTAGCATTAGATAGTTTCCTACCTTCTGGAAGGGCTTCGCTAATTTTAGATATAGCTCGTATTTTCTCATCTAAATCTCGCCGTTTTTGCAGCAATCTTTTTGGGCTGTTTAGATACTTGTCTACCTGCTCTAGTTGCCTTTCGTTTAGCAGCCGTAGAGGCGGCATATTCTGCACTAGAAAGAGCCTTAATTGCTTTCTCAGGTAAATAACGTTCACCTGTAGCTTTTGACCCTTGTGTACTAGGCTTCCCACTTTTAGTTGTCCACTTTTGTCTTGTCCAATTTACTAGTGATTTTTGTGGTGCTCTCATATGCTTCCTTTATTTGTTCTATAGTTCTAAAGCATCCTATACAGATATTTCCTTGTAGCTTACAGATGCCTACACAAGGACTCAAAATCTTCCTACCCATTTACCTGCAGCCCACGCTAGTAGTCCTGCAAAGAATATGACAACTATAAATGCTATTCCGTAGCCTACATATTCCATTAGTTCTTGTTGACGCTTCTCTGCCATCTTTTCTTGATAGCGTCTAGACTTACGTGCTTCAGCTTGGAAGGCTTGCCAATCTTGCCATAATCCGGGTCTACCTAGATATATCATCATCTTCTTGAGTTCTTCTTCTTTTTCTTTTATCTGCTCAAGAGCCATGAACTCTTCTAAGTCTGAACCACCTACACCTTTAGCTTTCTTTTTCTTTAGGTTTTTTTCTATTGCTTCTTTTGAAAATACAAAATCACTTATATGTTTAGCACAACCACTTAGTTCTTTACCGTTGGACACGAATTGTTTTATAACACTGAAAGCAGCATTCGCTGCGGCTAGTTCTGCTAACATTTTATTTTTTCCTTATGGGTTTGCAGTATGCTGTTATCTGTAAATTAGGTCCTTCCTTTTGTGGTATTGAAGGTTGCTTGTGTAACCTCTCTGCAAAATACAAGCATCTATCTATGTCTTGGAAGGTTTGTGTTTGGTCTACTACTCTTATTCCCATCATAAACACTAACACAAACTCAATCATTTAGTTATATAGGTACTCCTTGTACCTCCTCATCCTTTTGTTCATTGTGACATTCACAATTACATTCCTCGCAGTCACATTCGTAGCACTCACAAGTCTCGCATCTATCTTTCGTCATTACTTGTATCCTCCACCTGCTGCTTTATATGCTTTGGCAAGCATCTGTGCTTTTCTTGCTGACCATTGTCCGGGCTTACCACCTTTTGAACCGGCTTTAATTTTTTCAAATAAGCGTTTACGCAAGGTTGGCTTAGTATAATTCCCAGACTCATTTACTTTACTCTTTGCTTTTTTTGGTTTTTTTGCTACTGCCATTTCTATCCTCATACAAGTTATTAAATGTAGTATATGGGTCTAAGTAGGACTCATGTGACTCTGCTGAGTGTGTCCACTGTGATGG